CTACTTTTCCACGCTGACCGTTACACCAGATTTGAACCGGAACTCCAGATAGTCATCGTACACAGTGACTTTTTCAAGCAGCTTCTTTACAAGACTGCCGTCAAACGTTAATACCTTGCTCTTCTGCCGTTCAATAAATCGCTGCAGTTCCTTTATCCTCTTCCTGTGCTCCGATTTTGCAGTGTCATCCATTGCAGTCTGTGCTTGCAGCTCACGCAGACGCAGGATCTCCTCGGTGATGTCATCGTAGTTCTCACGGCGCTCTGTTCTGTCGATCAGCTCCTGCTGCAGCTTCGCCATTTTCGCCGCCAATGCTGCGGCGCTTTCCGGGTGTACCTCGTTGATCGCTGTTTCAAGGTTTTCTTTCAGCCTTGTCAGGTAGTCATCGCTGTTCCCCACGATCTCGTTGAGCGCATCGAGAAATGCTTCTATCAGCGTCTCCTCATTGACCGTTCTTGCATGGCACTGATCCTTCTGCTTTAGTCGGGTCAGGCACCGCCACACGACTGACTTCTTGCCGCGGTTATTCCAGTGGATCCTGCGGAACTCCTCACCGCATTCAGCGCAGAACACGATTTTTGAGAACGGGTGGTTTGCGCTGAAATTCTTCCGTCTGCCGAAGCAGGCGTTCTGTTCACTGCGCCGTGCCATTTCCTCCTGCACCATCAGAAATATCTCTTTCGGGATAATTGCTTCATGGTCGTCCTCGACATAGTACTGCGGCTGCATTCCGGTATTCTTTACCCGCTTTTTATTCAGAAAGTCAACCGTACAGGTCTTTTGCAGGAGCGCATCGCCCATATACTTCTCGTTTTCAAGTATCTTACGAATCGATGTGTCATGCCATTTTGCCTTCCCGCGGGAGGTCAGGACGCCGTCACGCTCTAAGCCCTGCGCAATCTTTTTACAGCTTTTCCCCTCAAGGTACTCTCTGAAAATGCGTTTGACGATCTCAGCCTGTTCCTGGTTGATGATCAGGTGACCGTTCTCGTCCTTGTCATAGCCAAGGAAATTGCGGGCATTGACCATCACCTTACCCTGCTGAAAGCGATAATGAATGCCCATTTTTGTATTTTTACTGAGGGATTCGGATTCCTGCTGCGCCAGTGACGCCATGATCGTCAGGAGGACTTCGCCCCTTGTATCCATCGTATTGATAGATTCCTTTTCAAAATACACAGGGATATTCATCCCCTTCAGCATACGGATGTAATTCAGGCAGTCCACAGTATTTCGGGCGAATCGGCTGATGGATTTTGTTAGGATCAGGTCAATCAGCCCCTTTTTGCAGTCCTCGATCATCGCATTGAATTCCTCTCTGCCCTTTGTTGAGGTCGCCGAGATACCTTCATCTGCGTATACCCTGACCATTTCCCATTCGGGTTTTGAATTGATGTACTCGGTATAGTGCTGGATCTGGCTCTCATAGCTGGATGCCTGTTCTTCATTGTCCGTGCTGACACGGCAGTATGCCGCAACACGAAGCTTCTTTATCTCCGTTTTTGCGGCGCTATTGCCCTTCTGCGGTTTTGCAGGAATTTTGATCACGTTCATTTTATCACCCCTATCAAACTGTACATATATTCTGCCTGCGCAATCGGATCGTCATATTGCATTTCCGGTTCAGCAAGTGTAAATTCTGTATAGACGGGCGGTGCTTTCAGCCGTTTCCCGCTGCCGTGCTTTTCAGCTCTGCGGATCAGTTCAGCATTTGCCTTTGTGAATGTCTGCCTGCTGACGATCGCAGGATAAAAGTCGTCGCCGATATAGCAGATATTCCGGATGATGCGCTTCACCATGCTGTGAACCATAGGCTTTCCGGCATTTTCTGCGGCCTCACGCAGGCTCATGCCCGAAATATAGCCGCTAAAGATTGCTCTGATCGCGCAGGCTTCGGATTCATCGATTTTTGCTATTCCATCAATTATTCTGTACCCGTACATAACTCCTCCATCAGTGTCAGTCCGCATTTCAGACGAAATCCGATGCTTGTGCGGGAATAGACGATAATGCTGTCCACATATTCCGTGAAAGCTTCATCGCTGAATTCTGTCTGTGTTTCGAGTGATTCTATGAAATGCAGCAGCTTTTCCGTTTCCTTGATGCTTCCGTTCACAGCGGTCTTTTCCTGATTTTTCAAAGCAGCGCGATATTCATCGTTCTGCTGTTCGATCCGTCTCAGCTCCTGCGTATACATTACGCTGTCAAGGAAACCGCCGACACGGAGTTTTCTGAGCTCCTGCTTTCTGTCCGTATTCTTCTGCAGCGCTGTCTTTAATTCCATTATACTCAAGAGGTGATCGTCAGCATCGGAAAGCTTCAATGATTCCAGATACGGAGACAGGATAAACTGATAGCCGAAAATCAGCTTGTTCAGCATGGTCACGAATGCCGCTTTGACTGCCGCATCCTTTATGAACTTCATAGAACAGGAAGCCTTATCATACAGGTGTGTCGTACAAGCCCACGCAATTCCGGTGGTCTGCGTCTGCCGCTTGAACTTACCGCCGCATTCACCGCAGATGATTTTGCCGGAAAACGGATACTTATTCTGATACTTCCTTACATCCGCTTCAATATTATGCTCTTCAGCATGCTTTTGCAGGACAAGCTGTACCTTGTCAAACATCTCTCTGCTGATGATCGGCTCGTGATGCTCCTCCGCATAGTAGCTATCGACTTCACCGTGATTGTTGTGCCGTCGAAAGCTGCTGTCCGTATAGGTTTTCATGAACGCGGCAGCGCCGTAGTATTTTTCGTTCACAAGTATTCCTTTGATCGTTGAGCCCGACCATTTTCCGCCCTTGCGGGTGGGAATCCCCCTGCTTTCAAGCATCTGCGCGATCTTGTATGTTCCCATGCCGTTCAGTGCCGATGAAAAGATCAGGCGGATTACTTCAGCTTCAGTTGGTTCGATGACATAATTGCCGTTGGCATCTTTTGTATAGCCATACGGCGGATAACCGAATTTGAAGGTTCCTGCTTCGATTCTCTGCTGTATCGACCATTTCACGTTCTTGGAGATCGACTCCGATTCATCCTGCGCCATGCTGCTGAGCATTGACAGGATCAGTTCACTATCCATCGAGCCGGTGTCAATGTTTTCCTTTTCAAAGTAGATCGGGATATTGCAGGATAACAGTTCCCGCACCAGTTCAAGGCAGTCCGTGGTATTACGCGAAAATCGGCTGATCGATTTTGTCAGCACATAGTCAATGCTCCCGGTACGGCAGGCATACAGAAGTGCCTGTAGGCCGTCACGGGAATCTGCTTTTGTTCCGCTGATACCGAAATCATAGAATACGCCTGCAAACTCCCAGTCGGAATGCCGTTTGATCCATGTTTCATAATGTGCTTTCTGAGCTTCGAGGCTCTCCTTCTGGTCAGCGTTCTCAGTACTGACACGACAGTAAGCGGCCACACGCAGTTTCTTTGCGGCAACAGGTTCCTGTGCATCGATTTTTCTTATGATCATGGCATTACCTCCTTTTGTCAGTACACTATATTAACTCTGGTTTGACGATTTTTCAAGTGTTTTCGGTAATAAGTCCGCAAACATCGGAGAGAAAGATTCGCGGTTCAGCTCCGTTAATTTGTCACATTCGTCAGTTGTGATCATGCCGCTTTCAAACAGCGCTCTTGTGATTGTCTGCGCTCTGAAATAATTGATCTCGTCAATGATTTTCTGCTGTTCCATAGCATACCTCCGTTTCTGTTAGCATGGATATGTATAAATGTATGGCTATGTGGGCATAGCACATTGACTTTTTCCGGGATGAGATGTATAATGAAAACAGACAGGGGCAATCTAATCTCCCCTACAAATCGGAATTTAGGAGTGAAGGTATGTTTATTCCAGAGATACCAAAAAACAAGTTAACAGATGAAATAACTCAAATCGTTGAACTGAGTAAAAAACTTGAACAGGATTATAATTTTGAATTTGCTCCGCCCTTATCTGAGGAAAAGATCACATTTTGGGAAAAGGAAAACGATATAACTATACCTGATCAGATAAAGGACTGGCTGAGATTCTCAGGGTATACGAGCCTGTGCAACGAGCTGGTGATAATCCGTGGAATTGACGGATTTAGGGCGCAAAGTGAATACATACATGATGATATGGTTATTATCGGTTCATTTATTGACGCAAGTATCGCCATCGGTTTTTCCAAAACTACGGGAATAATACTCAGGGAGGATCACGGTGAGATAAAGGAATACTCCACATTTGCTGACTTCCTGCAAAATACAGTTATAAGAAGCCTGAAAAAGTCTTGAATATCCACCCTGTCACAAATTCTGATTTAGCGTACTATGTACCGGGCAGAGAAATCCCTCTGCCCGATTGTATTATTCTTTCTTCAGCATACCCTTATAGCTGTCTTTGCCGATCTGTACAGTCACAGTGACATCGGCATCCGGCACATCGGGCGCAGGCGTTGAAGTTGGCTCTGCCTTGCCGAATCCGTTCAGCCCCTTACCCTTGATAATGGTCGGGAAATCCTTATAGCAGATATCCAGATCCACATTGCCGTTGATGCCGGCGACCTTGCCCTTCTCAGAATGCTGCCAGATAGGGCAGCCCGATCTCCTGCATCATCTCGGAAATTTCTTCGTAGGTCACGATAACTCCTTTTTGATGAGCGTTTCGAGCATATCTGCGCCGTTTGCTTCGGCAGGAGCGATATGCGGGATAGCTGCTACACGTCCGCCACCGCGCTTTGCATGACCGTGTTCGAGCAGATGTGCGATCTGATAGCGGTCTTTGCTGTGGACGGTCATTTCCAGTGTGTGGCTGTTTTCCTTCGTTTTCTTCGCTGTCCAGCTTCGCTTGTAGCGACCGGACTTCACAGGAGCTTTTGCGGAGATCTCATTTTTGACGGCGGTCGCTGTCTTTCTTACAGCTTTTTTCATAGCGGTATCTGCAAGATCAGCGTATTCCTCCAGTCCCTCCATGATCGCCGAAGCCATATCGTCAATAGATGTCATCCTTTGCACCTGCCTTTCGGGATTCGCAGATCAGCTTCATATAGTCCTGCGATGTGTAATTAGGAACAATGCCCTTGATATCGTAGTCGATGCCATCGAACCGGATTCTATACACAGTAGAGCCCATTTTCTTTGTCTGCGGCGTCTGCCGGATTGTTACCTCGATACGTTGTATCTCTCTGGTGACTCCGGTGTTTGTCTCCTCAGATGCAGAGCCTTGTGTATTGCCGACCGTCACAGAAGCCCAGAGGGAGAACGCCCCCTCCCACTGAGCCTTGTGATTTCCGATCGCATCTTTTTTGACATGATTTTCAAGGACGGCGATCCGCTGATTCAGTTTCCCGATCTCCATCAGACCACGCCCTCTCTCTGTGCGAATAACAGCGCCCTGAGTGTCAGTGTCAGCGCATGATAGTCAGCAGTATTGCGGTTTTCATAGAGGTAAGATACAGTATACAGCATAGCCTGCCGGGAGGTTTCCTCATTTTCCGCTAACTGCTTTTCATTCATTCTGCCCACATCCATCACGAGCCTCTGTGCCGTATCGATCAGAGTGAGGATGAGCTTGTCATCCTCACAATGGTCAACGCGGAGGTAGTTTTTTGTTTCAGGCAGTGAGATCATATTCACTTATCTGCCCTCCGTTCTTATCAGCCGTTGCCGCCTGCACCGCCGCCGGTAGTGCCGCCTGTAGCCGCTCTCGTGCCTGCCATCTTGAGGACCTTGACGGACTCGGGCAGGATCAGTCTGCCGTCCACACGCTGAGTAGTGAGGAAGCCGACCTGATCGGTGCGGGCATACAGCTCGTTCAGACGGCGGAAGGTGCGGTTCTGACGGTCAGCCACCCAGTAGTTCTTCATATCACCAAAGAGGAGAACACGCTCGCCCCTTGCGATACTGGGCATGAAGGAAGAGGTGCGGATCGGTCTGCCGAGCAGTGTATCCGGCTTTGCGATGTCAAGAGACGGCTTCCAGAGGTAGTTGTCGTTCTTGTCCTTCAGCTTCATGAGCTGAAGCAGGATGGTCTCGTTGCAGACGAACTGTGCGTTTCTGCGATAGGGAGACTTCAGGCTGTAGTAGAGGTCGAACACCTCGTCAAAGGTGATCGCCGTCTGGGATGCCGCAGTGACACCCAGCTCTGCACCGCCGGTCTCATCGAGGATACCGAGGGGCTTCTTGTCGCCGTCACCGGTGAAGAACGCACGCTCCTCGGCATTGCCCATTGCCACGCCGAAACGTGCTGCGATATACGATGCGAGGTCGAATGCAGAGTCGTGCAGAAGCTCGTTGCTGATCTTGATCATCGTGCCGAGCTTGTATGCGGAGAGGGTCGTCTGACCGAAACGGGTGTCGGTCTCCGGGATCTCCTCACCCTCATCGATCCACTGCGCCTCCATCGTGTCATTGGCGATCGGGATCTTGCGGGTACCGGAATTGGTCTTGATGACCGTTGCCATCTGACGGAAGATGTTGTTCTCTTCCAGAGCCTGAATGAGACGGCGCTCGAACTCGTCAGGAACGGTGTAGCCGCCTTCGGTATCCTCACCGACAGAAAGTGCGTTGCGGACTGCAAGCTGATCGCCCTTGTTGCGGATCATATCCCAGAAGGCGGACTTGTACTCGTCGGTTGCGGTCGGGTTTGTAGGCGGCGTATTCTTTGTGCCGGGAGCGTTGGTGACGGGCTTGCTGGTCGGTGCGGAAAGCGCCGCATCGAGGGCTGCCTGCTGTTCGAGACGCTCGATCTCTGCACCGAGTGCCTGCACCTCACCGGCCATTTTGTTGTACTGCTCCACTGCGGAAGCCTCCACGAGACCGTTCTCACCACGGTGCTTTTCGAGGAATGCCTTTGTCTGCTCCCACAGGGTATTACGCTTGCTGCGAAGTTCCATGATCTTGCTCATATCTTTTTCTCCGTTTCTGCCGGATATCTCCGGCGGTCATAAAAATACAGCCTGCTTATCTCAGAAAAGCAAGCTGCTGTTTCAGAATTTCATACGGCATTGCGCCGTCTGCGGTTTTACCGTCCATGCCGATCACAGGCATATCTAGTACTGTGACAGTTACCCTTTCCTCGGAAGGTTTCTGTGCATCATCTGCCTTGCCGTCATCGGGCGGCTCTGTGCCTTCGGGTGCTGCTGAAGCGGTGATCTTTCCCAGAATGGTCTGTCCCATGACACGGGTACTGTACTCCCAAAGGGCATCACCGGTGTCCAGCTTGAACGGCTTCTTTTCGTTTTCTTTCTTTTCATCGCCCTCATCGTCACCGCCTTCCTGATCGGGCTTCTCAGGCTCTTCCGGTTCCTCCGTCTTTTCCTGCGGCTTTTCATCAAAGAGGATCTCATCTGCAAAGCCCAGCTCAACAGCCTTCTTCGCATTGATCCATGTCTCATCGGACATGAGCTTGCTGATGCGATTTCTGCTGAGTCCGGTTTTTGCCGCATATGCGTTGATGATGCTCTCCTTGACTTCATTCAGCGTTGCGATAGCCTTCTCCATGTCCTTGGCATTGCCGAAAGCAATGGTTGACGGGTCATGGATCATGAGAAGTGCGGTCGGAGACATCTGCACGGTATTGCCTGCCATTGCGATCACACTTGCCGCCGATGCAGCGATGCTTGCGATCCTGACAGTGACATTGTGCGGATAGTCACGGATCATTGTGTAGATCTCCGCAGCGGCGAAGACGTTTCCGCCCGGCGAATTGATCCAGAGTGTGAGGTCACCGTCTTCGGCATACAGCTCGTCTCTGAAATCCTGCGGCGTGATCTCATCACCCCAGAAGGAATCCGAGTCGATCGGCCCCTCCAGGCGGAGCACTCTGCCGCCGCTGTCATCGTGAATATAGTCCCAGAATTTCGGCAT